CGATCCCGGTAGAAGCCACTACCGCTACGACCGCTGGGGCCCCGAACGCCTCAGCGGTCGCGATCCCGGTAGAAGCCACTACCGCTACGACCGCTGGGGCCCCGAACGCCTCGGCAGTAGCTATCCCGGTCGAGGCCACTACCGCTACGACCGCTGGGGCCCCGAACGCCTCAGCGCTGACGATACCCGCCAGCGATTCTACTGCCACTACCGCCGGTAGCCCGATAGCCCCGGCCGTCGGGATTCCTGCGCTATTGATTGTGGCTGCGCCTACCCCGCCGGCAGATAGGAGCAGCGACATTCTAGTACGCTGTTACTTCAGCCCACGAGAAGTCCAGATACCATGCAATACCCATACTGGTGACGTTGAGGACTCGATTCTCGATTACGATTCCCTGGTTCTGGGTCAACGCGAAAGGATGTGTACCGTTTACGTCGTCCAGACAATCCAGCGGTCCCCATTGTGGAGGTTGGTATGTGGCAGTAGCAAGGCCAGCCGTGACCATGTACGGAAATGTGGCGAAGAACTGCGCGTCTTTCGTCATGGTTCCGCCGGTCATTCCCGCCGCCACGCCAGTCGTTGTCAAATAGCGAACCGAAGCCCCCCCTGGGTATGCTGCCATAGTTCCGCTACGCTTTACGGCCGCAGTGGGGGTTACGGTGTTGGTAGTGTCGTCCACCGTAAATCCCGTGACCCGATATACGTCCAGGGAGTTCTCTTGCAATGTGCCGGCCGCAATCTGGATGGCGCGCAACGTCAGTCGAGTCAAGATCAATATGTTGGTGGCGTGCGTATTGCGAAGAGTCATAATGCGAGAGTTGGCCGCCTGTGTTGCGGTGGACACGATACGAACCGAGGTTCTGTAATGCCCCAAAGCGCCATACTCTACCGGCTTGATATGTGCATGTCCGGCACGGAATGCAGTGCCGCCAACCTCTTGCACTACGCCTCCGTTGCCTTGTATTTGAATAGCCATGATTTTCCTTTTGTTAGTTCCACACCCACGCTACAGTGTAAAGCCCATAGAGTCGAGTTCCTGCTCCACCACCGCCGCCGTGTCCAGAACCAGTGCCTTGTGGATTCTTGTGTAGTATGCTGTCTGTGATAACTTTATTAGATGCTCCAATGCCACCTCGCGGAATCAGAGGTTCGTTGATCTGGCTTGTGTTGAAGCCATAGATCGTGAACCCGGTGCCGGCGATGATGTTGCCGGCGAACACTTTAAGTGTCTCCAGCATGTGCTCGTCTGCGCTGTGGCTGGCGGTCGCCTCTGGCCTAATCCACGCCTCCACAAGCGACCCGGCAACTATGGCGGCCTGCCCAGTTACCGCGACGCTTGTGTCCGACTGTCCGGGAAAGGCCCCAAAGTCGATGGTGGTTGTGCCTGTAGTTGCCATTTATAGCTTGAAGATTCTGTTGGCACCGTTATCGTGGACGATGTTTACCGTCTGTGAAGCGGCAGGAGTAAACGGAAGCCCGGACGCCGGGGTGTCAATATAAGCAACCACTCTTGCCGTGGCATCTACTCCGGTGTGCTTGAAGTAGACGATGGCCTTGCAAGCGCTTGCCGCCGTTGCTACCAGAGACGTATCGTTCGCGTCAAAGACACCGCTCGTGAAAGTCTTGCCGGCTAAAGCTATGCTACGTCCATTATCCACGGCCCCTAGGTCTGACAGAAACTTGTGTGAAGCAAGGAACGTGTAGGTGGACAACACGAGCATGACTCGAATGTCGCCGGTGTTGATGTTAATGGATTCGTCCAGGATGCCTTCGCGGCCCGGATCATACAGTGCGTTCGCCATTCTTTACCCCTGTGCGTGTTGTTCAAAATCAAGAGAAAGTACGCGCCCATGCTGGTCGCGAGACTTTACGGTGACGGTCCATGTGCCGCCAGATTTCGCCATAATTGCTGCGATCTTTTCTAATTGAGCGCCCTGTGCGCTCTGGTGTTTGGTCAAGGAAGAAACAACTCTATCTAAGGATTCGATCAAGGCTGTTGGTTGTTGCTCCACCACTACTGGCTCCGCCGTTTTTGGAGTGAGAGCAGGCGCTTTTTTTGGCGGCAACACATCCGGCCGATACTGACCCCCTAGCCGCGCCACATCCTCGCTCTTTATGACGATAGGCATGATATGAGCCTTTGCACTTTCTCTGCATCGCTATCTATGCTCGCCAGGGCCTCACCAGCCGGCATAGAAACATCCACCTGCCTTCCTGTCTCGCTTTCGATGGCGCTGACCTTCACTATAGCCGCTTCGTTCAGTTTGTTTTGGGTAATAGGGGACGGAGTAGAGGTAGCAGAAAACTCGCTGTTCGTGTCGCTCATGTTCTCAATAAACCGATTGATGGCGACCCGGCTGTCAGATGCAACATACCCCTTGAAGTTCCCGGAATCCCAATACTGAGCCACATACTCCCAGTTGTTGTTGAGGTATTTCTCCAGTTCCGGGCCTGTGACCATGAGATTGTTCATGCCCACTATCGCTTGCTCTGCCTGACTGGTTGCTTCTTTGGTGGCAGCAACACCCTTGTCCAGCACTTCTGCCGCCTTCGCTTTGATGTGTTCGGCAGTAAAGTATTGTGCTTTGTAGGCATCCTTCTTAGTCTCATTTGCTACGTAAGCAGGGGTGTCTTCCTTGATCTTTTCCTCGAACAAGGCGATGCCGTCCGGCTTCATCAGTTCCTTGACACGAGCAAATTGCGCGTCTCTCGTGTTGCCTATGAATTGGAATCCCATAGACTCGTGAACGATGTCGTACTTTACCTTTGGATCAAACGTTCTGATCTGCGTACCATCATCCTCCGTCCACGCAACTTTACCTGCATCCTCAGAGGAACCGAATGCCGATACGTCATACGTGGCACCAGGAACGGTGCTATGTTCTTTGAAGAACTTTGCCATCGTGAGGTTGGGGTCTAGCGCGAGCGTCTTAATGCTGCCGCCAGAGAGTTTCGTAATCGTCTTGTTAAACGCCCCCTCGCTGGCGGCAATATCTAGCAGTCGAGCACCGCTCTCGCTATATGCCTTAACTATGGCGTTGCCAACGATCTGCTGAACCTCGCGAAACCCAGGAATGCTGGTGGCAATGTGATCGTCGAAATTGCCGCGATGTGTAACGTATTCATCGCTAAACGCCTTGATGCCAGAAATGTCCAGCACCGGCTTGTACGTCTTGACATCTGGCGCGCGCTCTCCGCGTGACGCGGCAGAGAAAAAGTTTGTGAATCCTCTGCCGTCACCCCGAAGGTCTGTGGATGCTACGCTACTCTTGAAGATGGCAGTATCCTGTGGAACCAATGAGAACGCGGTACCATCAGGCAACACTGTATGATCCCCCTTAAGGGCTGCGGGTCCAACGACAGTGGCATCGTGATTCCACGGCTCCACGTGTCCGTCTGTGTACTCCAGTCCATTCGTGGTGGCGATGGACTCTTGCTTAAAGCGTTTTGCTATTGCCAGAGACTCGTCTGCGGGGGCAAACATCAGAAAGTTGCGCCCTTGATCGACGCCCTTGTATGTGCCGGACACATCGTAATGCTCTATCCCTCGCTTCGTCAAGAGAGAGTCCAGAGCATCGTTTGCAACGGCGTTTGTGTCTGCGTCATGCTCATCTTTATTGGCGGTGACTATAGCCCAGCCGGTTTTTTTGAGGGCGGCCTCTGGGTCTTCGCGGAAGTCGTCGTAGACGGCGTTTTGCTGTTCTTGCGGCGCAACGCCAGTAACGTTGCCGCCGCTTTCGTTTGTGCTTGATCCAGGAGTGTCATAGTTAATCCCGTGTGCTTGTAGCGCTTCTTTTGCGCCATCGGAAAAGAATTTAGATGCAACGCCAGCGCCCAACTTGATGTACAGTTGTTGCTCGAAAAACCACAACACCGCCTGCACCTGACTGTGGCTGTACCCTTCTGATTTGGCTACATTTCTAACCAACAGCTTGATGGCTCTGCGTTCAGGCTCAGAGGGCGAATCTTGTAACTGTCCTTGCTTGTTTACCAGAAGACCGAACTGACGCAAGAAGGTTCGTGTCAACCACTTGTCAACCGTGACCTCTGTGTCGATGCCATTCAAGTTCAACGCAAATGGACCCACTTTCGGTCCAAACAAATACACGCCTAACTGGGTGTTACCTTTCTTGCCGGGAACTGCGGGGGTTTTGAAAACACCAGACCGCATCCTCTCTGCACGTAACTCTGCAATGGTGTGTTCGGTCAACAACCATTCTGTGGCACCTTCTCTGCCGCGCTCCGCGATCATGAAATTCAGATGCGCTATTGCTTTTGCGTTATTTTTTCCGTAGAGACTCCACGCTGCCCCGGTATTCGGGTCTGCTTCTGGAACCAATCCTGTTTCGACAAAGTGCCTGTAGGCGTCAATGGCATGAACCCAGTTTTCGTTCGCCTGTGTTGCCGGCGACAGAATGGCTGCCACTATACTGTACGTTTGGCGATGGCTCTCGTCATTCAATTCTGGAATGAGGCGCGTTGAGAGTTCGTATGCCTGTTTGATATCTCCACTGTACCAGTCCAACCCGGTTCTGGACTGAGTTATTTGATACTGGAATTCCTGCGTCACCATCTTCACGGCGCGAGCAAAGTGTTCTGGATTTTTGAAGTCCAGTGCTCCACCAAACTGATCGCGTATCAAGGCATCAAAATGGGCCCCTATTTCCTCTATGGTATTCTGCTTCTTGCCGAGAGGATTTTTGCTTTCGTCTCGATAGGTTACGGCGGTGCTTACATTGCCGGGCTCGCCGTCACCTTGAAGCTGTCTCCGTTCTTCAAGATAGTTTCGTGACCGCTCAGAAAGGAATTCTCCGACAGGGGCAATTCCTTCCCCGACTCTACCGCCAACAGCACCCTCTGGTCTGCGTATAACGAGTTGTAGTGGCTCAGGTATTGTGGAATAGGTTGATTGAAGCGACGCTCGTATTGCTGCGCGGGCGTCGGAGATTGTGGTGGTTTTATTGAGGGCATTATGTGCATCCTTCATCATGGCGTACGCTTTAGGAAGCGCCGCCTTCAAGAGTGGGCGTTGCGTGTAGTATAGCACACTTAATTGCGCAAACAGTTCCTCGCGAACCATGTTATGTACGGCCACCATGCTACCGTAACCGCTCGCCATGGCCTCTTGCGGGTTCCATGTCAAAGCCACGAAAGGGTATGACAAAAAAACTTTCAGGTTGTGGTTTGCGGTAGTTAGCCACACCTCTTTGGCTTCTGCAATCACGGCACCAGGATATGTGCGTTTATGACTGACAGGGTCTATCGCAATCTCAAAGAGAGGAGAACTGTAACTAGACACATCGTTGCGACCATTCACCTTGCCGAATGTATCTAGCTCGTGGCCTAGCTCATGAATCAACGTTTGAAACAATTGCCTTCCTGCGGCTTCGTTGCCATTCACTGCGGCCTGAAACAAAGCGTCATTAAACCCTATGCTTCTTTCATTGTCGCCTATCAGCCCATGACGCCCGTTTTCTTTTGTCGTGCCCGGGGTATATAGGTGAAAACTAGACAATCCTTTGATGGCGGCGTCTGGTACTCCGGCCGCCAGCACGTCCCGAATGAGCGCTGCCAGCACTGGATGTTCGCTGATGTTGAGCGACCTGCCTCCGCCAATATCTTTGATTACTCTGGATGTGTCTCTTACAATTAACTCAGCGTGTTGCCTAACTTCACTCAACGACGCTTTGAGTGGTCCGCGCTTGATGTTTGAATGAATAGCCAACGGCGACGACCATCCGTCGCCACTTTTCTTGATTGTCAGCCTACCCTCTAGGATTACGGTAGTACCCATTTTGGGTACTATAGTACCCGTTTTGGGTACTACTTCACCAGCCCCGAGTTGATTATCCCCGGTGACGCGCCCCGCTTCTGTTTGACGTGCTGTGGTAGCTTCAGTCCCTTGCTGGCCTTGTCCCACTCGGCCACCTTCCCCGCCCCTCCCAGGGCCTTCAGTCCTGCCGGGCTGTGTGCCCACCCCCTCTGCGCTACGCTGGCGTAAGGCATCGTTCACTCCTACTGGTTGTTCACGTTTCGTGGACACAGTCTGGTTCTGAACAGACTTCGCTTGTTGTCGCTCTGCTGCTCGTGCTTTAGCTTTGTCGAGGCTGACGACTGTTTTTAGGGTCGCCGCCAGCGCGTCATGTTCTGCCCCTGCCGGCAGGGCACCCATCTGTTGCAGAATTTCTGTAGCCTGAGCGCGGCGCATTGGATCATGCGGCACCCATACTTGCTCGACGGTGCTCTGGTTGTCGTACTGTACCGCGCTCGCCGGCAAGGCTTTGCCATTGATACCGATATAGACCGATTGTTTGGAGCCGTCTGCGGAAGTGTGCTCCGCCATGACGCCGCCAGTGGTCGCGATCCTCGGGGAAATCTTGAAGGAGCTACCGGGCTCGACCCCAGAGACGGCCCCGCCCGCTACCGGCACACCGGGGACATGAGGGGCGGTGGGCGTGGGCGTTGCCAGCGAGCCTACGAGTTGTCCGTGTTGTTCTGCGGCCAGGGCGCGTAAATGCGCGGCAGCCGGAGCTCCGTACCGGGTGCCGTAATGTTGAATAACCTGTCTGGCTTGATCGCGTAATTGGGCCGCCTGGGCCACGAGCGGGGCGCGCTCTGGGGCGGGGGCGGCCTGCGCTTGCCGTTCCAGGTCGCTGGCGTGTAACAGGATGCCTGCCACATCCCCTGCCGTTTGTCCATGCAGCGTCTCACTGACTCCGGGTGGAGCGGCACCTAGGCTTCTCTGCCTGTGTCCTGTGACCGGGGTCAACGGGGCATCTACAATAGCCTGAATCGAGGCTAGCGGGTTTTGGGTATCCACCTCTATCTGGCTGGGCGTAAGGGCCACTAGACGAGCTTCTTCCGTTGCTCTGGCCGCATACACCGCATCTGCGTGCGCTTGCGCCTTGTCGACCACCGGAACCTCGGTGACAGGCAAAGGCTCTGCCATCGCGATAGCTACTTGATTAGGATTAGGAGGTGGCAGCGCTGGCACTGGTTGCGCTGTTGGCGTTTGTGTTTGTTGTGTTGGCTCCAGAGTCAGAGGATCGACCCCAGATGTATCGTTTGTTGCTGGATTGACAACGGGACTGACAACGGGCCTTTCACCAGGACCGGCAACAGTGGAGGCAGGTGTTTTTTGCGAAACTGGAACTTGCAACGAAATGGGAACGTTTGACGCAATGGCTACCGATGCCTGCTTAGACCATGCGGCAGCTGCTTCTTTATTGACGACAGCAATATTGTCAAAAACTACTTTGGCGGCAGCGGCGCGCATCAAGGGTGGCGCGTCTCCGTTCTCTAGCGCGGCAGCAATTCGTGTATTTGCTGCGGCCCTATTGACTACGTGACTCAACCCAAATGGAGCCAGCATGGTTGTCATAACCAGAGCAGCGCCAGCCCCCTGCAACCCTTCCTTTATAGGATCATGCCCCTTCACTCCGTACGACGATTCGACGCGGGCCTCCAAATCGTTTTGGAGATATTCCGTACCCGACTCCCCTAGCGTAGTTTTTGCGAGTTGCCGAAAGAATGGTTTGACGATTCCGGTTTCCGTGACATCGCGCACTGCATTGCGTGCGGCAGCCTGCCCTATGCCTTTGAATGTTTTAACGCTGACCCCCAACAGCTGAGCCCCAAAGAGGGTGCCAGCCGCTTCAAATCCGCCCTCGATAATGTAGTTGATCCAGCCGGCTTGATTGGCGTCTCGCTCTGTTCCTCCTGCGGCCAACACGGCTTCTTTGGTTTGTTGTGCCTGCGAGCCACCATACAACGCGAATCCGCCAGCCACTATCGCACCAGTGGCCGCCACCGCCCCCAGCGGAGCAGCCGCTATTGATGTGCCCAGAAGGGCGGCGGAAGGGGCAAAAGCTCGCGCCCCCTGGGATATGGCCGTCCCTACACCCCCCCGTCCATCTAGTTGCGCTTGAAGATAGGGGTTGTCTTGTTCGCTACGACTTGCAGCGTGAGCTATGTCTTGCCCCATTTCGTATGTGGTCTTTCCGGGCTCAGACATCCACTGCAATGCTTGACCATACATCTTCGGTAAATCTACCGCGCCCCCGGCGGCAAGTTGAGCATAAAACTCATCTTTGAGGGGCCGCAACTCTTCTGATGGTTGCGCTACTGTTGCTGTAACTGGAGTATTGGAAACGCGAGCAGCAAGCACTGCATTCTGCGCAGACTGCGGAGAGTATCCTTGCCCAACGAGCTTTGCTGCCTGTATGTTCTCTTGAGTTTTTCTGCGCTGCTCGTTGCTAATGATGCTGGCATTTTTGAAACCACCGGCTGCTTGTAAGTCTACCGGAGTTTGCTTTGCTGCATCAAGCGCGTCATTGTGTTGCTCCAAAGTAATGGAGCTACGTTCAGCTGGACGAGGAGAGAGAAACGCAAGAGGGTTGACGCTGGGCGCAGCCGAGGGCGGAGCAGAAGTCTCGTCCGGGCTTAGTATGGGGGAGTAAGGCTCGGGCGGCTGGGCGAGCGGGATCACCGGCCCAGTGTAGTCGCCCGGCTCCGCGTTGCGCGCAGCTGGAGTGCGACTCACTTGATCCCCCGCGTCTAAGGGGATCACTGGTCCTGTGTATTCTATACCTTGATCGAGTGGGACTACCACACCCGAATAGTCTTCCATTTACAGTACCTTTTGTCTTCCTTCTGGAGTGCGATATACCGCCTTGCCGTCTGGGGTCGTGCCAATCTGCACCCATCCGGGAGGAGGGGCCGTGGGCGAAGATGTAGTAGCTACAGGAACCGTGCCGCCCGCTCTTTTTATGGCATCCTCAATGGCGGCGATGTTGTTGGTGTGTACTCTGATCCCGTTGGGGTTCTTTTGTTCCTCTGGATCGGAGAGAGCCGCTTTTTCTGAGGCCCATGCCGCTTTCAGAGTGGAGATTTTCTTTGTGGGCTCAGTCTCACCAGGAACAAAGGCCCCAGACTGCTCTTTTGCTGCCTCCGTCTTAGGATATTTTTTCGCCACCTCGTCGGCGGATACCGGCTGTAGTTTGGAGTCAAAATACTGATAATATCCAGGCGTCCCTGCGACGGCCGGCTTGTCACCCCACTTCAGAAACCAAAGGGACGAGCCCGGTTTGGCTGGCACTGGATCAACGCCATTAACCCATTTACGAGAGATTTGCGTATTGTCGTCGAATTGTGTGCCGTTGGGTTTGCCGTCGTCCCCAATCACGGCCTTGAAGTTTTGCATGTCGTTTTTCTGTAGCTTGTCGCCTGTGGTGCCTTTGGCTGCGGCATCTGCGCGATACTTATCTGCGCGCGCCATAGACTCATCTATCCTCTGTGCCAGAAGGTCTTGCTCCAGGGCGGTTAGTTTGTGTTCTTCTGTGTCGACAATGGTTGTCCCGGTCTTCGGGTTCACCACCCTACTCCCCTGAGGAACTGTAATGGGACGGTTTTTGTCTGCCTCTACCTTAGCTGTCTCTGTGGCGGTCGTCATAGAGCCGGCGTTTGCCGCCGCCCCAGGACCGAGTGCAGCCTGTCTGCGCACCTCTGCGGCTGTCACGGTATCGAAGTTTTGGTTCGTCAAATTCTGATTGAACGTAGCCATTGCCTGTTGGTTTCCCAGGGTCAGCTTTGCAAGCATTTCAGCGCGCAAATTTTCTGCGGCAACCTTTTGCTTTTCCAGTTCGTCCTGCTGAACTGCTCCGGCAGCGCCAGCGACTCCACCTATCATGCCCGCTGCAATTACTCCGCCCCATCCGCCCATTATTGTGCTCCCGAATTAACGATTCCGCCGACCGGGGGTCCGGGCGGTTGCGCAGTTGGTTGGCCCTGGGTGGGCGGAACACCTTGCGGCTGATTGATGGTTGCGGGTGCGGCTGATTGCTGGTTGGCCGCCGACTGCGGTTGCTGCCACTTGATTCCGCCAGACGCCAAATCGCTTTGCGCTTCGTTCTGTACGTCCCCAGTGATTTGATGGTTGTCGATCATAGAGCGCCCAATTTCCTTCATCCCCTCAAGCGCCGCAGCCTTGCTCACGTCTTCCCGTTGCGCTTCCTGCATCAAGCCGGAACCAATGGCGATGGTTACGAGATCGGCAAGCACTTCTTGACCAGCATGAAAGAGAATGTCATCAGCTACCTGAGCGCCCTTCTTCTTCGTCTCGATGGTGCGCTTGACGGACAGCATAATCATCGCCGCAGTATGGCCGATGGTTTGCGAGATATTATGTTGTCCAGAGCCCAATTTCATGATGATCGTAGCGGTTCCCCCGCGAGAGTACATCATGTTTAGCGCCAGGGTGACAACGGTGTCGTATTGGTCTTGCTCTTCTTTCGTCACGTTCGGGGTATCATTCTGCGCGTCCGCTCCCGCACCCTCAAGTGAGGTGGGGTCGGACGACATTTGATATGGTCCGGTTTGCTGATCTTGTGCGGTATCTGGTGACGACGACTCTTGACTCGTGTCTACCCGATCCTCTGCCGGAGATTCGGCATAGGCATCCTGAGCGCCCATCATTGGTTGCGTCATGTCCATGCTACCCTCCTATCTGTCCGGTATTGATAATACCAGGAGTGTGAAACGTAGGGCCCCAGGAGCCAGTCAAATCAGGAACCTGACCTCGACGAACAACGTCTGCCCGGCTTTGGTCATAGCGACGCTGCTCCGCATCCATCTGCTGTTTTTGTCCATATGCCCCGATCAATGCTTTTCCGCCCTCGATGAGTCCGCCAGCGATCATGCGCCGAGTCAGCGAATCGTCTTGCAGCAACCACTTTGCTCCAGCGTTCACTTTTTGAAAAATAGTGTTTGCATTTTGCGTAGGTTGGGCGGCTGTATTGAGTACCGATTGACCAATATTTTGATTGCCTACAGGAGAGCCAGAAACAACCCCCTGGCCGCCATTAGCCAAATCAAGATTGGCCTCGTGCGCAGCCAGTTGTGTGGGCGTATAACCCGGTTCTGTGGGCGCAAGAACATCAGCCCCAACTCCCGCAGCGGCCCCCGCCCCTATGCCGCTTTCTGTGGCGGTGGCCGCAAGCCCAGGCAGGTAGGCATCGCCCGCCACAATAGCCGTTGCACCCTCAGACGCCAGCACTCCGCCAAACGTTAGCCCAGCGCTTGCCATTGCCGCTGTTTCAACAGCGGTAGCCCCGAAAGCCCCTACACCGGCAATGCCCAGGGCTTCTGCCGCCCCCGCAATTCCAGGCAAGGTTGCCGCAAATGTTGAGCCCAGCGCCCCCGCTGCCAACCCGCCGGTAAAGTAGATGGCGGCAGAAATGAGAACGGCCTTGAAGATCGGGGACTTCACAATCTTCTTGAAGACTTTGGCGATACTCTTGAATACGTTGCTCATACCACACTCCGATCCATTGTGAAAAAACAGCCAATGTGTTTAAATCCTAAGCGGGTGTACATTGCCGCTGTCGACTTGATGCTTTTTTCTCCGCTGGACACGGCCATCATAAGTCGGTCCACTTTGCGCTCTTCTAGCGCCCACACCTTGAATCGTTCGAGTAGTTTGCGGCCAGCACCCGGAGACTCAGAGTACAGTGCTATGTCTGTTGCAAACTGCATCTTCACAAACGGGTGTTTGTCTTCTTGCCCCAATATCACACCAACTATCTTACCGTCGGACTCCGCAATATACGCGCACAATGTTTTGCGCACAATGCAGTTCGCTATCAACAACTTTACCGATCCTTCGTCGTACGCCAGCGCCGCAAACTCGCTTTTGTCGTGCCCACGCTTTCCTAGCTCACAAATTGCTTCGATGTCGTCCATCAAGGCAGAACGAATCACGAACTGCGGAGCAGTCACTTACCCTCCTCCTGTTCCTGGGTCAACCGGCGGTGTCGCGGCCGGCGGCGGTGCGGCCGCAGGGGTTGTCGGAATGGTGCCAAGGTTGATTTTGAACCCAGGCGGCATCCACGGGTTTCCAGCAAACATCGCGTTCCAGTTGTTGATGGCCTGTATTTTTGCGTCCGGCTCCATCTGCGACGTTTGATACTGATTGATCCCGCTGGCGTAAATGGAAAACGTGTTGGCCTGCAAGCTTTGCAAGGCCAACTTGTCTTGCAATTGTAGCTGAACTTGCGTCTTATCCAGCTGCATACCAGCAATCTTCAGGTTGGCGTCGATCTGCATTCCTGCGATTGTCTTGTTGGCCTCAACCTGCATCGCCTGAACCCGCATCTGGGTCGAGTTGCTGGAGTCGCTAAGATAGCGCTTGAGTTGCGAGTCCTTGTCGAACAGATAGTTGTTCTGCTTGAAAGCCTCGTACGCCTTTTGAAGATCGAGCTTTGCCCCCTCTTGCATGGAGAGGAATTGATTGGTTATATTCTGGTTGACAAGGTTTTGATTCTGGAACGCCTGTGCATCTGCTTGCGCTATAGGTAGCGCCGCAGCGACAATCGCCTCTTCTCCGGCCTGCGCTGCCATGGATGAATTCTGCAATCCACGAGCATTGGCTGCCTGAATAGCGCGAGCTTTGGCGGCCTCCAGGAGCGGGCTCCCTGTTTTGAGTATGTTGTCCAGCTGGCCTTGTACCGTTCCGGCATCTGGCCCGGTGCGCGTGACCTGAGACATCTGTGGTTGAACGTCTGCGCTAGGCGGAGCTCCAGGAATGGGGCCTACGTTACCTACCGTGCCGGAATTGATGATCCCGGTATCCGGTCCCGGACCTCCAGGATACACGCCCCCAGGAGCGCCGCCGCCACCGCCACCGCCACCACCACCGCCGCCAGGAGGCGGAGTGCCACCGCCACCAGGAGGAGGAGGAGTGCCACCGCCACCGGGAGGCGGAGTGCCACCGCCACCAGGAGGCGGGGTGCCGCCGCCACCGGGAGGCGGAGTGCCACCGCCACCAGGAGGAGGAGGAGTGCCACCGCCACCGCCACCGCCACCAGGAGGCGGGGTGCCACCACCACCGGGAGGGGTGCCAATATCCACCTGCTGCGGCTTCCAGTTGTTCCAGTATGCCTGTACCGCAAGCGTATCGGCATAGGGATTACCAGTCGGCGTGATGTTCGTGCCGAAGATGGCCGCCGGACTGGTGTTGATAGGGCCGCCCAAAGCTGAATTAACGCCACCGGGTTGGTTCTGGAGGGGCAGTCCTGTGCGCGGATTGATGGCCTTGTACCACGACCCATCGGCATTCACGTACGAGCCACTGGCGGCGTCATACGTCACCCCAGGAGGTAATGGGGCCCCATTGATGCCCACTCCCTGATTGAAGCTAGCAGACTTCTGTTTCGTCGTTTTGCCGGCGTAATTGTTCATGCCGTTGTGTATGAGGCCACCCATCGCACTCGGATTCAAGCCACCGTTGTTCAGGGTATCCTGAATGAACGCCTGTGACGTTCCGATAAGAGATGGATCAACGCCCGGGTGATTTTGGGCATTGACTAACTGCATACGCTTCTGATACGCGGCGTATCCTTCTGGGGTGGAGAGGTCTTCTCCGAACGCGTTGATGTTGGACATATTATTCCTGTGCGCCTCAGATCACGTGAGCCTAGACTGGCCTTGTGTTACACGCCGGAATTGATGATCCCCACGCGCTCTCTATTGGGGCCCTTTTGGCCGGCTCTATTCGCCGGGGAGTTTGGGGCAATCAGAATAGGTTGCTTCGCAGGCGCCATGCCGGAAGTCGGAACGGCAGGTTTCACGCGAGGAACGCGAGGGGTAGACGGGGCAGCGCTAGGGGTGTTGATTCCCCGGCTCTGGTTGTACATAGGAGTCGTGGGCATCGGGTGACCCGTGGCCGCCGACCCGGCTCTCGCGCCGCCTACCAAAACCTGTCCAGGAGCGGCGTTTGGTTTTGGAATGTTTGTTCCAGGAAAGTACGTTGTCATGGTGTTGCTCCCCACGTGGTTGTTGTAACATCAGCGCCGGAATAGGCTATAGTGCAAACGTAAAACCCATGTTCGTCGAGCATTGGAACATAGCTTGCTTCATTGTCGGACGAGTAGTATAGTGCCATCTTCGTGACGTTTGCGCCTGTCCATGTCACATCGGCCTTCAACCACTCTGTTTGATTGGTAATGGTGCCAGAAGTTCGAAAGTACACTCTATTCGGCTTTGCGGCCGTTCCTGGGGTGCCTTCGCCCCTTGTTACGGAGTTAGTGTAATCCCAACCAAATACCGCAACCTGTGGTCCGAAGTGGGCTATCGCAAGCATGGCCTGTAGAGCATAGAACTTCTCTCTAATTCCCGTGAACTGTAGTGGCGCGTTTTCCAGCGGGAAGCGTTCTATGTACGGCTTCCATAGACTCGGATTGAAAAGAGTCATCGCTTCACCCCGACCGGAGTAAACTGCAATAACAGAGCGGACATCGTAAACGGATCATCCACGGCGTCGACGTGATAGATGGCTATCCCGATAGAGCGCCCGAGTCCGTCAATGTTCGTCTCTGGCAGAGAGAGAACCCCGCTGTTCCAAAACAATTCACCGAACAAAGCAAAATCAGATAGCACAGATGTTCTGCCCACTCCAGCGGAAAGCCTTAGCGGCTGTCCACTGTTTCCATAGTCGAAATCTACACCATAGTAGAGCCTGATTTGCCGTGGGCTTTCGACTTCGGCGGTGAGTTTGTGGAACATCTTGTCCCGGTCTGGATAGCCGTAATACTGAAACGGGAGTTGTAGTATGGATTCAATATTGGTCCCGTCAAACGAGGTTCCTGCATCCAACTCCATCACAAATCCATCGTCTATTCCGGCAAACAAACGCAGCGTTCCTGTAGTGTCTGTGCCTTCCACTGAGCACGTAATCTGATGCGCGTATTTGATAAACATCCAACCCATTAGCTTCGATCCAGAAAAAGTACCAACAACTCCGGTTTTGTCTGAGAAAAACAACCGATACTGAGATTTTGTGGTGCAGTAGATGCTGTCTACCGTGAGGCTGGCCTTTGCGAGCACTGTTTTTCGTATATTGCGCGACAATGATTGTGTGGCATAATCCTGATAGGTGGGCGGCGCGGGGAGCAAGACATTGATGGCCGCTTTGTCCATGAACAGGGTTTGTCCCGCAACGCTTGCGCCAGAGTACGGAACAGAGCCAGTGTCGTCAGCAATGGATCGTACGTTCCAATCAAGGTTACTGGTGCCGGTTAAAATATGTACCGTAAGAGCGCCGGTGATTGCGAGCGTGTTGTTGCCGTTAGAGCGCATCCCGGTGGGGTCATCTCCGGTTCCCAATTCAGATGCCCCGGTGCGCACACTCCAAACCAACGGAGTTCCTGTGCCACTGTTCTGAATCGACCCGCCCATAAATGCTAAAAACAAATGATTGCGATGCGTCTCTATGTACTTAGGAATGTCTACTGTCATTCCCGTTTCGACGTTGATGAAGTATGTGCCATCAAACTCGTATGCTCTATTGGCTCCGTCGCATCCATATACACGACGCAAGTTGGATGCACCATAGAAATTATCAAAAAGAGTTTGATGTCTGGCGTCCACAAACCCACTCACCCCGCTGTTGACTAGCATGGTGGTTGTTTGTTGTGTAGCTACAGCCTTGCATTTTGATACCCCAGCTACCTGAAGAAACTCTCCGGCACTGAATGTGCCAGTGATATTTGTTATGGCAAACCTACCGCTTGCAAAGGTGGGGCCGGCGAAGTTTCCTCCGCCTATAGCAACGCGTCTAACAATCGCCGTGGCAGCGCTTGTAAGTCCGGTAATCGTGTTGCCTTCAAACACTTCTGCGGTTCCGGTGTCAAATCTGATATGCCCAGTTAAGGCCACGTTCGTCCAACCAGCATTGGCTTTGTAGAGTTTTTGTGTGGTGGGGGCTCCACTGTCAGCGCGCCACGCATACAGATATCCGCCGATCATGAAGACCCCCAGCACCGGACCCGTGCCAGGACAAGCGGCCACAAGGCTGCGCCTGTAGTTCCTAGCTCCTGCTATCCACGCCTTGTACCCATCGTCATCTACGCTGGCGGCTTGAGCGGTGCCGTCAAGCACGCACAGTTGCACGCTGCCTGCGGTGCGCAATAGGTTTTCTCCGGCCACGAACGTTCCCGCGATAACCGTAATAGCTACCCTACCCACCGCATTTCCCGCTGCCCACGTACCGTTGTCAAGCATAGTGATGCCGGATATGTGGCCGGTGGCACCGCTCGTCCCTCCGGTAACTGCCTCCTGATCTAGCGGCTCGCTGACCCCAACTATGTACGGAAACGAGGAATACGTTGCCGCCGAAGGGGCGGTTGTGGCATCATACCTCTCATACCCTTGAATGCGTTTGTATCCGCCCCCAGACAGGCACTCAAAGTTTCGAGAGAAAGCAAGGCTGCCGGTCTTGATGGTGAATTGAGCATCTTCCTCATTCACCCCACCAGACAACGCAAATTGTTTTGGAACCCAGGCCATGACTATCGTCCAAACTCCGGCCGTCCAGAGCCGCGTCCGGCTAGCGGATAGTTTTTGCGTTGTCCAGGAACTTCATCGAGTTGATCTATACACAGTTTCGAGTATAAAGGGTTATACATCGAGTTGGCATACGAGAACAGATCGGTCGCCATGACTGAGCCGGCGAACATCATGACAGCCTTCCACACCAACACCCAATGAAATTGCTCAGGAAGAGCGGGAATGTCTGCGTTGTTGGCGAGCAGTTCTGGCGTTTCCCAGAAATCAAGGTTTATGACATACGCCCTGTCTGGGGTCGTGTTGAACACTACCGTTCCGTCAAGTCCGACGGCACAAGACGTGGGCCTGCCAGAAGGAAAGGTGCGATATCGTTGCCGAAAGTCGGAATAAGAAAACCAGCGAAGTTTGGTTTCGTCTTCGGTGCTTGTCGTGTAGATGTACGAATTCTCTGGGTCGAATTTGTCGATGAATTGTGTACCAAATCCTGCCGGCAATGCGGTCTGCATCGTGTAGATGCGCTGCCCGATCACGAGAGGAAAATTCACCAGCTGAGAACGCAGAAACTTCCAGTACATCTGCGAAGCTTGAATTTCCACCCATCCCTGTGCCACGCGATTGACTATCTTAGCCAGAATGCCGGTCTGTCCAACGACGCTACTAGGGCCCTCTCCGGCTACGCCACTTTCTTGTCTGGCCTTTTGGCAAATGGTCACAAAGTCCATATCAATCCTTAGAGCGACCCGAGGAGGGCGGCTGATGTAGATGATGTTGCTTCGGCATCACGAATAAATAAACCCGAAAACACTTTAGTCTGTCCGGTGCCTGGGGCGTTGTACGTGTTGGTATCGCCATCATTGAATGAGGCGTCGATAGCCCCGGCAACCGCTTGATCCCCAAACCCCCAGAATGAGTATGTGCTGGGCGCGACACCAATCACGACAGAATCGCCAGGGATAATTGGTGCGCCAGTTGTTGTCCAGTATGGAAGATCCGGTGGCTCGATGGGGCTGTCGGAACCAAACCATACAAACGTTTGGTTGTTGGCGTCAGAACTAATTGTAATATCATCGATGGATGTTATTGCTACCGATGCACTGTCCCCACTAGAAACAATTGGGTTGCCTATTACAGGATCATAAGGAAAGCCGGATGTAGCCGCAAACTCCACGATGATCGCAGAGCCATAATCGTTGGATGTGTTAAAGACCCATGATCCTGGTTCTGAATCAGACACTTTCCAAAACACATACGTACGTGCTATTTCGGAGTCGTTACCGCTGAACAATGTATTCCATCCTGCCGGGGGGGTGCATGTACCTCCGTCGAGAGCCCATTGTACCTCTACCGATGCTAGAAGCAGTCGTCCATTCACCACCCCAGTAGAGGCAAGTGAAATAGTTGTGGATGGCGCTCCATTCGCAACCTTCCACGTATGGGTGTGGTTGGCGCTCATGTTACGCGATGTTCTTCATCAGATTAGCGGTGTAGTCGAAACCGTCCCACTTTAGTATCAACAGATCGCGAGCGTTGGCCCCAGTAGAAAGGATAGTGTCTGCACCAGATGCCCACTTGACACTAGCCGGCAAGGTCATGACTCTACCGCCAGTGGCGTCCTGTGTCATCTTGATATGCTGAACTCCCGGACCTGCCGGTGCGGTGAAGGTGAAGGTGCAATTCAGGGTCATCGCCACCCGATGATACTGCCCAGTCAGAAACGAGATCGTCTTCGCTGCACCGCTGTTCCCGTCGTCCACTTCTCCGTTGAAGCCAATGGACTTGATGCCAGTGATGGCGTTGTTCACCAGAACCGTGGTTGGCAGTGTTACGGTTCCGGTAAATGTGGGGGACGCAAGCGGAGCTCCAGCTATTGCAGCTAACGCGGCCGCAGCATTGACAGACGCCACAATAGAGCGCCCAGTGGCGGTGAACGTAGCCAGAGAGGCAGTGGAGGCTCCAGTGAAGTATGCAACCGTATCGGCCGCTCCAGCGAGCGCCGCGATGGCAGCCAACTTTGCTTCGAGCGTGAAGGCGGTAACTCCTAGCGTAGTGCGCATCGTGGCCGCATCGCTGTCGTCTAGCAACGTTCGAGCGAATGCGGTCATGGTAGTAGTGGCTGCGGCCCCTGCCGATGAAAAGTAGGGCAACTTGTTCGCTGCCGGAGTTACGGCAGCAAGAGCGATGATAGGAACTGAGGTAGTAATCCCTTCAACGGTATTAAACCACAGTGCGCTCACGAGCGTTACATGGTCAACAAACGTAGTCATAGCTATCCTCTATGCGTCCGGGCGTCGACCGTAGTCGATACCACAAACCATGCAGCCGGCAGCGCCGATTCCCGGCACCGCTTGAATATTGTAGATCGTGCAGGCCCCGGCAATAGCCGCTCCTGCACGCAACTTTTCGATCTCTCTCGAATCGGGGACGATCAAGTCTTCGATGGACGTTGTTCCTGCCTCAGACATGATCGTCTCCCAGGTTGAAAAAGACACCCGTTTTTTCAACGGGCACTGCTTTAGATCGTGGTGTCGACCACCGGATTCGGGCCCTCGATCTCCATCCCCTCGGCAGGGTTGATCGGGGTGTAGCTGAATCCCTCGGTGAGTATGTCGTCATACTTCACAATGCGCTTGCGTTGGTCTGTGGGGTCGGGTATCTGGAAGAACTTGCGCTCGACATTGTTTAGCATATGCTCCACGAAGTACCACGGCACCTTAACCTTCGCGCCGCGCTTGATCCACTTGATTTCGTTGCCGACTGTGAACACCTGCGGGTCCGGGGCACCCAGCTTCTTTTGCAGCATCACTTCGCACATCAGTATTCCGCCGTCTTTGTTCGTCTTTTTCAGTTTTGACGCTTGCACATCATCGTCTGCCACCTCTTGTTCGATGCTATGAACGAGAGCCTGAGTAACCGAGGCGACGACATTGGCAACCTCTACCTTGCGTTGTGCTTTGCTAGTCATCTTCCACTCCTACTATTGGGGTGGGGTCAAGTCCCGTAAGGGTCGTCGCCCCATCAAACCGGAACCCCCGGATGGGGGCCCCGTAGTACCAGTACGATTACGGGTTCACCGACGGCAGAACACCGAGCAAGTCGCCGGTCGTGGTAGTAACGCCGGCCGCGTTCCAGAACGTAGTGCCGATGATGAACGGGTTGGTAGCGTTGACAACCTTGATCCAGCCAATCGGCACGTACGTGTTCGCGACCGCGATGTCGGGCAGATCGCCCGTACCCAACGCGCCACGGAACGGCGTAAACGACTGACCGGAGTAGGTGCCTTGAATGGCCTTGTAGCTGCCCGCCGCATCCAGAACAATCAGGATGTAAAACGTGGTGGCGGCCGGAGCGGTGTAATACGAATCGCGCCCCGTGATGGGGTTTTGCAGAGCCGCGTTCACGGTTACGGGCTCGACAGTCACGTCGGCCTTAACAGCGGGCGACTTTCCGTCGATACAGTAACGAAGACCACCCGCCGGGCTAGACGTAACAGCAAACGTCGCGGCCGCACCAGTAGCCACAAGAGCCGGCTTGCTCAACAGCTTTGCGCCCATCGCTTCACGAATCGCGCGGTTGACAATATCTGTCAGTTTCATTGGTATATCTCCATGCGTGTCCCGGTTCATCGCCGGGCGAAGTCCCCGCCCCCGGATGGGGGCGAGGTTATTGCATCACTGCACCGGATTACAGGTCGGTAACAAGCGACTCCAGGCGGTACATCCAGTTCTCGTTCAGCCGAAGGGCGGTGTACCAATACTTCGCGCCCACGACATCACGTTGATTCACCGGATCGGACTTGTCAGCACCACTGTGGACGAACATCTCCACCGCCTTCGAACCCTTGAGAGGAACGTGGGCGTAGGCACTACGACCGATTACGATAAGCGGGTACACGTCGTTCTTGACCGTGCCCTTGAAGCCACCCGTCAGGGCCGTGGTCGCGTCAAGAAACGGCTCCGCATTCACCGTTAGGACGAAGCGGACGTTTTCGACCGAACCCAGTTCGTAGTTGCTGATCGTCTTGCGGTTGCCGTATTTCGCGACAGGAATGAACCCGGCGATTGCCCGGATGTCGTGCTCCATGTCCGTGTGCCCGAAAGCAACGTACGCGGCCTCGACGTTCCGTGTGTCGTAGTTCACGCTGGACGACATAACCTCGGTAATGAACTTCGCGCGCTGACTGTTCAGGGTACGAACGGCCAGATGCAGCTTGTTCAGCGAGATGGCGGTCGTCAGACCGAGGCGCGTGGTGCCGTTGGCAAACCCAACTTGCGTACCGGCCTTAAGGACTCCGTAGCAAACGCCTTCCGTTGTTTCGGTGGCTTGCTCGCCCAGGTTCTTCGAGGCTTCCTGCACGACAGGGTCTTCCGACAATTCACGAATGCGGTCGCTGCACTCGACAACGTCACCCCACTCTTGCATCGTGGCGCTGACGTCCTCGAACTGCATTTGACGCGCGGTCGGCGTCACACCTTCGGCCAGTTCCACCGTAAGACGGGGAAACGGAACCGAGCGCCGGAACTTGATAGTTTCGGACTTGTTCTTCGGCATCGGCTTCGTGTCACCGAATTTGCAGAAGACTTCCTGCGGTTCCGCGTGCTCCAGGAACACGGTGGCCGCATAGACGTTAGTTCGCTGGGCTACGCCAGCATACGTGGTTTGAACCATGATACTTGCCTTTTGTTCTGTATTGCGTTAGGGTTACGAGTAGCGGGCCTTGATCCTCTTGTTGGCGTTCTGTGCGTAGAAGGCGAACAGCTGATCTTCGTCTTTGAGGTCCACGTTCTCGTTCGGGCTCGCGCCCTTTGTCTTGCCAGCGCCCTTGCCACCTTCGGCTTGTGCTCCGCGACGAGCGGCCAGCCTTGCGGCGTTGGCGGCTGCCTGCGGATCGAATTCGGGGGTGCTTTTTGCGGTGTGAGCTTCGTACAGATCGAGAAGGGCTATTGCGTCGGCAATATCATCCGAGGCGGCCAGCTTCTCGTACGTTGAAGACGAAGACTTCCACTGCTTGAATTCTTCGGTGCTACATCTTTCCCTCCACCCGGCGTGAATTGCCTCGACCGTGTCGAACGCCTCGTGGAGAAATCTGTCCCGCTTTTCGTTGTGGACGAATTCGGCTAACTCCCTGACGGTCGGGTCCGGCGTTGCCGGTCGAGCGTCCTTGAATTTCGACTCTATCGCCTTTGCGATGTCGGGATAATCCTCGGTGAATTGAGTCCATTCCTTTTCATCTTTCGCTTGCACCTTCTCCGGTTCTGGAGTGGGCGCTTTGATGCCCCGTGCTTCCTCATACAAGCGCTGATAGGCGGACACTCTGCCCGACACACTACGCAAGTCAAGAGCAAGCTTATCGGCCCGCATCCTTTCATCCTCGGCGGCCTTGAAGCGCGCTCTCGCGGCGTCTCGCTTGTCCTCGGGTAGATAGGCTATCAGTTCCGCGTCCGGGTCTACGATCTCGGGATCGACAACGTTGCCGGCGTCTACGCCAGACTGTCGGTCGATCACGTCTACGCCTTGCTTTTTGGCGTTGATCTTTGCCGCTTGTGCGGCGAATTCCTTGTCGTAGTCGAATCCTTCTTCCAGCGCTTCACCAGGAACCAGTGCTTCCTCATTGGCGACAGCGCCCTCGACTAATTCTTCTGTGTTGGTCGTGTTCATGCAACCCCCCTGTTTGTGTCTTGTAGTTGACTGAAACTGTAGCGCGGAGACTTCACTACCGGAAACTCTCCACCGAGCATTTGTTTCAACTCCGCTATTGCGCCACGTTTCGCTTGTGCCTCGCGTTCATCTACCGCCGGGTCTTCCAGCTGCAAGCGCAGTACAGCCAATCTGCCTTCTATGATAGATTGGATTTTTGCGCCTTCCGTGCTGTGAAAATTGATGATATCTCCGAACATGAAGCCTCCGTTAAATGCCCGATCCTTGCCGCTGTTTCATATCCAATTCTGAATTGAACATTTGAATCTTCGAGTCCGCTTGCACCTTGATTCCGGCCAGCTTAGCGGCCGCGTCCTGAATGCTAAGATTCTGGTCTTGCGCCATGCGCGCTATTTGGATTCGTTCGGCGCTTGCTGTAGCCTCTCGTCTCGCGGCGATTTCTTCGCGCTTCACGGCGATCTTGTCTTGCTCCAATTGCACTGCGGCCGGGTCCATTCCAGCCGGTCCTGCTGGAGCCTTTTGCCCGGCCTGTGCTGCGGCCTGCGCCTGTTGCGCCTGAACCTCTAGGTTCTTCTTGATCTCGTCGTCGCTCAGGATGATGTCCTGAATGCGTTTGGCGGTGAGCGCTTGCTGGTATAGCTTCTTCATGTCCGTATACGGCTGCCACGTGGGCTGCATCGCCAGCTGCATCGCCATGTCCAGAGACTTTCCTTGCTGTTCCTTGTCCAGTAGAGTCGAAGAGCCTCGCGCCACGCACCGGAAGTCTCCCTTTATGTCGTCTCGTGGATTGAATTGCATGTTCCACTCGTAGAAGCGGGATATCAACGGCTCAGTCATGTAGTCATCTAAAAACTTGATCGTGCGACGCAGGACCACGGTTGATGCGTTGTACAGAAGGCTCATTCCTTGTGCGGTCTGCGTGATGTGCGGGGCCTGATCCCCCTGCATTAACAGAGGCAGCTGGGTAACATCGTCGGCAAACCTGATTCCCAGTTGCAGGATGTTGTCGAGCTCTTCCTGATGCGAGTCAATGGCAAACTGTCCGAACACGTCCGATACTTTGACCACATCGTCGGCCGCATACCACAACTTACGCGGCTTCATGTGATAGTCGCCGTCCGCCGGACGCACAGAGTTAAGCCGGATCACAGTTTGCGGACAGACCGAAAGCCCGCCGTTGTCGTGCTTCATGCGCCACGCCGAGTTCACGCTATCCTGTTCGCCTCGCATCAGTCGAGGCATACCGATGCCGAAGGGGCTCGCCTCGTCCTTGTCGCAGTAGCAAACACTAATCGGGATATCTCCGCTGTCCAGTGGATTGAGGTCAATTCGAAGAACCGTATTGTCGCAAAACCACACGTTGCCAAATATGTCGTCGTCTTCTTCGATGCCCATCGACTCCGGGTCCATGCCAGAGGCCATCAGGTCGTCGTACGATAGGTTGCCAAAGTAGCGCAAAAGACGGTATCGGCTATCGACGAAGTTGTCGTTGTCAGATAGTGAGCGCAGTTCGTTCATCCACGACAGGGTGCGAACATTGAATGTTGGCGTCTTCCCGGCTAGAATTTCTTTAGTCTTGTCCCGGTCGAAGTTGAAACGCTTTGCGATCTTGCGGAACTCGGCAGCGTTACACAGGTGTTGGATAAAAACATGGTCCCACCCTTTCGGGTCTCCGGTGCTCATGTCTGGGTAGAAGTTCCAACAGTCCACCCACTGCACTCCGGGGCGCTTGTCTTTATTCGGAACGAGCTTGCGCTCCCATTGCGAGTTTGCCTTGCCGGTAACAGGGTCCACCGGCCCGAGCGATGGCTGCCACTTCACCTTCCACTCGTCGACCACTACCGGGCCCAGGACGATACCAGTCCCCAGGCGCGCCATCTGTTCGATTGCCTGACGTTGCACGGAATTATGCCTAGACTCCGTCAGCTGGTCGTCTATTTCCTCTTCCATTTTCTCACATCGCGACTTTGCTTCCTTCTTTACGCTATCTGCAATGTCTTTTTCCAGCACCGTGTTACCGTCTGGCGTCACGACTTGCTGTTGTGTTCCGTCCGGGGACGCAGACATGGCAGGAGTTTCGTTCTGCGTGTCCATGCCGGCTATCTCTGGTACTGGGGTGGCTGATAGGCCCCAGTTCTTCTCGTCGGTAGGAAGCCCCATGTCCATCACTCGCGCCGAGAACGCGTTTGTTTTCGGCTTCGTGATGTTCAGAAAGAGAGTGCAGGACTCCGAGTCCGACAGGTCGCGTTCGACGCTGGGGTCGTAGCGCCCGTGGAATTGCCGCAGGTCTTCGAGCCACCGGAGCTCTATGTTCTGGCGCTTGCGTTCCGCGTCGACGAACTTCGCATACAGGACTCCCCCGAGGGCGGCCAGCTGCGCCGCGCGCGCCGCGTCGTCCGCTTCCTCTGCCGGGGTTTCGTGCGATGCGGCTTCCGCCATGTCGCCATCCGACGGCCCGAACTCTGGCTGCTGGTCGTCGAGTATCTCGGGCTTATCCTGTGTA